AATGAAGGTTTTGAATATTCTTCCGATAAAACATTAAGACCTGAAGCATCCATACCAAAATTTGTAACTATTGAAAATTCAAATACAATTGATACTATTAGTATTTCGAATGGAGGTAAAAATTATATTACTTCGCCAGATTTGATTGTTGTTGATTCTGATACTGGTGAAAAAATTGACAGTGGTTTATTAATTGCCAATCTGTTTGGCAATTCAATTAATTCAGTTACTATAGACGCACCACCAAAAGGTCTTCCCGAATCAATAGTTACAATACGTGCAATTAATAATACAAATGGTGTAGGAATTCAAACTGCGATTTCTTCATCATCTGGGGTAGTTACGTGTTTCCTTACAACTCCATTATCTGGTTTTGGGACAGAACCTTTTGCAATTGGAGACCAAATTTTTGTAGAAGGGATTGAAAAATATGGAACAGATGGAAGTGGATTAAATTCTAAAGATTATGGTTATAGATTCTTTACAGTAACAAATTATTTAAATGGTGGAACACTTTTCACAAGACAATTAGAATTTAATCTGTCTGGATTGACTACAAATCCAGGAATAGCAAAAACAACTGAGAATTTTTATGGAACAATTGTAAATTATGCCGATTATCCAAAATTTAATGTCACTCAAAAATTCTCAGATTTTATTGTTGGCGAAACAGTAGAAGTAAAAGTACAAAATAGTTTTAATCTAGAAGATTTACGAATTGTAGAGTCAAATAAAAATTATATTAAACTTTCTGGATCTTATGATCTACAAAAAAATCAAATTATAAGAGGATCTCAATCAGGTTCTGTGGCAACTATCAATGATATTAAAGAATCTTCTGGACGGTTTATTGTTGGTTACGCATCAACACAAAGAGTTGGTTGGGAAGATAATATTGGCAAATTAGATGAAGATACTCAAGTAATTTCAGACAATGATTACTATCAAAATCTTTCATATTCTGTCAAGAGTCAACAAGAATGGGTTGATATTGTCAGCCCAGTAAATAGCATTCTTCACCCAACTGGTCTTAAGAATTTTGCCGACACAGAAATTATTGAAAGTGCAATAGTTGGTATTGGATCAACTGACTATACAATTTCTCTTTATGATATTATAGATGAAAATAGAGTAGATACTATTAATAACTTTGATTTAGTTCTGGATGTTAATACTTTTGACAACACATCTAAGTTTTTAAAATTCAAAAATAAAAAATTAGCAGATTATATTGAATGTAGAACTAATAGAGTTCTTTCTATTGACGATATTAGTTCACAGTTCTCAACCTCAGATCAACCGGTAGGCTCCTCATTAAATGTTACTGAAATTATACCATCAAGAAAGTATAATCGCTATTTGGTACAAATTTCGGATACAAACTATACTCAATCACAATTTAATGAAATTATTGTCTTAAACAATGATTCTGACATATTTACTTTAGAAAAAGGTGTCATTAATACTGGCATTTCTTCTGAAATTGGTTATGCTTCTAATGTTCTTGGAAATGTATATGGTTACATTGATGATCTAGGAAGTTACTATTTAAGATTTGATCCTAATGATCAATATAATACATCATATAATATTAAACTTGTAAATGCAACCTTTACAAATTATATAAGTGGAGTTGGAACAACATCTATTGGTTTTGTAGATTTAACAGGAAAAACAACCACAATATCTTCAGGATTAACAACTGCCTTAATACAATCAGCAACATCAACTACAGAGTCAATATATTCTCAAATTCATATACTTGACAATGTAACTGATGAAATGAATTATATTGAACTTTTCGTAGATCATAATGGAACGGATACAAATATTGCAGAATTGTATTTTGATACGGAAGATGGGATAAGTTCTAACTTCATAGGTTCTTTTGGAGCATCAATAAGTGGGGGTATTCTTACACTAGAATACACCAACACATCGGACAACAATGTAACTATTAGATCTAGAAACGTTGGTTTTGGAACTACTGCTATAGGAGTTGGAACCTATAGATTTAAACAATCTGGACAAATTGATGATACAGAAAATACAGTTAAATATAATTCTTCATATTCAAACGTTTCTTCGGCATCAACTGTTACATCTTTTGACGTTTCTAAATTTACATCAGTTAAATCAACAGTAAAAGTAAGTATTGGTCAAACAAGTGCATTGCATCAGGTAATGATAATTACTGACCAATTAAACACTTATACTACACAGTATCCATTCTTGTCCATAGGAAGCACTAGTGGAATTGGAACCTTTGGAGGAGAAATATCAGGTTCTACAGCATCTCTAAAATTCTACCCAGACCCTTCTGTATCTGGGACTATTGAAATATTGAGTTTTAATGAAAGTTTTTATAAAGAGAATGATTATATCAATACTCCACCAGATCTTACATATGCAAATGTATTAGAAACTATTGATGTTGCCAAATATTATGCAATTAATGATGATGATATTAATAAGTTGGACTTTGAATTAACATATGAGGGAACACCCATTTTTATGAAAACTTTTGACCCATCAGACTCATCAATTTTAAATAAGTCTACTGGAGCATTTAGCATTGAAAATCACTTCTTTAGCACTGGTGAGGAATTAATTTATAGACCAAATACGACTTTTATTGGTATTGCTGCAAGTTCGGTTGGAATTGGCGCAACTCTAAACAATGTTGGTGTTGTAACTAACATACTACCAACAACAGTTTATGCAATTAAAGATTCAAACGATACTTTTAGAATATCCACTAGAAAAGATTACGCACTTGCTGGAATTGCGGTGACGTTTACTTCAAATGGTTCTGGAAACTCCCATGAATTAGAAATGGTTAAGAAAAATGAAAAATCAATAATTTCAATTGATAATGTTATTCAATCTCCAATTGCATATTCTTTACTTAACTATACTGTAAATAATGGTGGACAAATTGGAACCGCTTCTACAATTATAGGATTGAGTGGTATTTCATCTATTCTTCTTGGTGATATTTTGAAAATTGATAATGAATATATGAAAGTTGTAAATGTTGGTTTGGGAACATCATATTCTGGACCTATTTCGTTTGCTGGAACATTTCCTTTAGTCAATGTTCAAAGAGGATTTGTTGGTTCTTCTGCAACTACTCACACAAATTCTGGAATTGCATCTGTTTATAGAGGATCATTTAATATTGTAAAGAGTGATATTTATTTCACAGAACCACCTCAAGGAAGTCTAGAAGATCAATTGTTTGATGATTTGGATGCCCTCCCCGAAGCAAGATCATATTTTAATGGAAGAGTATTTTTGAAAAAAGATTATACATCTAATCAAGTCTATGATAATATTTCTGAGAGATTCACTGGAATAGGTCAAACATATACATTGACGGTGGGTGGGGCAAATACTGTTGGTTTAGGTACAAGTGGTGGAAATGGAATTGTTTTAATTAACGGAATATATCAAACACCAACTACAGAAAATAATGTAAACAATAACTTTAGAATTATTGAGAATGCATCTGCTGGTATTAGTAGTATAGTATTTTCGGGTATAACTTCATCCAATGGTTCAATTGTCATTTCACAGTCTGATATTAATTTAAATCAACTTCCTAGAGGTGGAATAATTGTTTCTCTTGGTTCAACTCCAGGACTTGGATATGCACCTTTAGTTGGAGCTTCTGTAACTGCCATTATTGGTGCTGGTGGTTCAATTGCATCTATTGGAATTGGGACTACTGGAAGTTGGGGTTCTGGATATAGAAATCCAGTATCTATAGCAGTAACAGAATCTGGACATACTGGATCTGCAGCAACGATTACAGCAGTAGTTGGTGCTGGTGGAACATTATCATTTACAATTGTTGGTGGCGGAACAAACTATACAAATCCAACAATCAATATATCTCCACCAACTTATAGTAATCTTCCCATTACTGGCGTTTCAAGACTAGCAATTGGTGCAACTACAGATTGCGGCACTGGTTTGTTACTCAACGTTGAGGTTGGTGCAAGTTCGACAACTGGAATTGGATCGACTCTATTTGAAGTAACAAACTTTAAAATTGTAAGAAATGGATACGGATTTAAGCGCGGTGATGTGTTTAAACCTGTTGGACTTGTAACAGCATATGGTCTTTCCCAACCAATTTCTAATTTTGAAGTAACAGTTTTAGATACTTTTACAGATTCATTCTCTGCTTGGCAGTTTGGAGAATTAGATTATATTGATTCAATTGAAGATTTGCAAAATGGATCTAGAACCAGATTCCCATTATATTATAATTCTCAATTGTTAAGTTTTGAAAGGAACTCTTCGGATGCAGATTCGCAATTAATTGATTTTAACTTATTACTTGTCATTTTTGTAAACGGTATTCTACAGAAACCTGGAGATGCCTATCAATTTAATGGAGGAACATCATTTACATTTACTGAAGCTCCAAAAACAGAAGATGTAGTTTCTATTTACTTCTATAGAGGTAGTTCTGCAGATAGCACATCAGTTGATGTCTATGAAACTATCAAACAAGGAGATACAGTTCAAGTTTTTAGTAATAACAATTATCTAGGTGTTACAACAACACAAAATTCAAGGACAGTTACTGATATTTCATCATCAGATACAATTACAACAAATCTTTATACACTTCAAGGAGTAGATACTCAAACAGAAAAACCACTGAGTTGGACAAAACAAAAAGTAGATAAAATTATTGATGGTTATGTTATTTCTAAAGCAAGAGATGCAATAGAACCTCAAATTTATCCAACTGCTAAACTTATTAGAAATTTAACAACAACGGACACTGAAGTATTCGTAGATGATATAACTCTATTCAATTATGAAGGAGACTTGTCAATTGATTTTGATGCCTTGATTGTTTCAGGTCTTCCAGATCCAGTATCAGCTGCTGTAACTGCAATCGTTTCTGCGGCAGGAACAATCCAATCTTTAGTTTTAAATAATGTAGGTAGTGGATATACTGGGTCATCAGTCGATGTAAAAATTTCTAATCCTCCAGCATCTGTAGTTGGTTTTGGAACAACTTTATCGGTCAGTATTGGAACAACGGCAACTGCGACAGTTTCTGTAGGTGCTGGTGGGGCATTAAGCACCTTTACAATTACAAATCCAGGTTCTGGATACACATCTACAAATGTTCCACAGGTTTTTGTTCCAGTTCCAGACACAATCTATGAAAACATTAACGCCATTACAGGAATTGCAGGAACATCTGGAAATATTACTGGAATTGGAACCACTGTAGGAATTGGCACAAATCTTGCTCTTAGATTTAATTTACAATCTGTTTCTGGTCTCTCTGTTGGATATCCAATTTATATTTTTGACACTTCAGTTGGTGGAGGAGTCACCTCAATCATTAATACAAATTCCAGTGTTGTTGGTGTAGGAACGACTTTCTTAGACAACATTTATTACATAAGTGGAATAGACGCTTCTGTAGGAATTATTACGTGTAACATTCACTCTCAAACATCAATTGTTGGTATTGCAACTACTGGATCTTCAGTTGGTAAATTCTCTTGGGGAAGACTACATGGTTTTTCAAGATCATCGTCACCAGTTTCAATTGCAGTTTCTGGATTTACAATTAATTCAGGTTTAACTACTTTCCCAACAATTCAAAGAAGGGGATATGGGTTGAGAAACATTGGACCTATCAAAAAGACTTTCTGATATAGTATAAATATAGAAAAAACAATATTCAAATGTCTGCAATTGTAACAGATCAGTTTAGAATACTTAATGCGTCTAATTTTGTAGATTCTGTTAATGATTCTTCAAATTCATACTATGTTTTTGTCGGTTTATCCAATCCAACAACTTCTGGATTTGGTAGAAATAGTAATTGGAATACTACCCCACCAAATCCAATAGATAATGTAGATTATTTAAATCATTATGAATCAACAGTCTTATTTGGAAAAAAAATTACCAGTGCTAATATTAGAAGAGTAGTTAGGCGTATTGACTGGACTTCTGGGACACAGTATGAAATGTATAGACCAGATTACAGTATTATAAATTTATCACCTATTACAAATTCTGCTAGATTATATGATGCAAATTATTACGTAATAAATTCAGACTATAGAGTTTATATCTGCATAGATAATGGTTCTTCGGGAATTAAAACAACAGGAAATGCATCGCAAGTAGAACCTACTTTTACTGACTTAGAACCATCAAAACTCAGTGATGGTTATACATGGAAATATCTTTATACAGTTTCTCCTAGTGATGTAATAAAATTTGACTCTACAGAATATATTACGCTTCCAAATGATTGGGATACTTCTACAGATTCTCAAATTACAGCAATTAGAGAAAATGGAAATTCTGACTTAAATGAAAATCAGATTAAAAAAGTTTATATTCAAAATCAAGGACTTGGATATGCAACTGGAACTAAATCATGTAATTTAGTTGGCGATGGTTCTGGAGGGACTGTTTCAGTAACTGTCGATACATCAACTAAAATTAGTGATGTAGTCGTTACATCTGGTGGAAAAAATTATACTTATGCTATGGTAGATTTGCTTACAACAAGCACTTCTGGAATAAGCACTTTTGCAGAATTGATTCCAATTATTCCACCATCAAAGGGGCACGGATTTGATTTATACAGAGAATTAGGAGCAGATAAAATATTAGTCTATGCGAGATTTGATGATTCTACTAAAGACTTTCCAGTAGATACTAAGTTTGCTCAGGTTGGTATTTTAAAAAATCCTACAGTTTATGACTCCACAGGAATAAACACCACAGTATATACTCAAAACGATTTTTCTGCGGTTTATTCTGTAGTTTTGACTAATTTAACTGGTGGAACACCAACGGTTGGAGATAAAATTCAACAAATACAAACAGATGGTAAAAAATCTCTTGGATATGTTGCATCCTATGATTCAGAAACTAAAGTTCTAAAATATTATAGAGATAGATCTTTATACTATGGAGGTGGTGGCGGATCAAGTCATACAGATTTTATAGGAATGACGACATTTTTTAATTCGTCAGGAAGTGTAGTTGGACTTAATACCACATCACAGATTTCTAAAGATGGTGGAGGATGGAGTGCAAGTGTTGATGGATCT